ACTAAAGAAAACAGAAAGAAGTTTGATATAGACTTAGAGTATGGTACAATCAGAGAAGATAAAGTAGCAGAAATGCTTACCAATAAAAAGGTAGAAGTTAAATCTGAACGTGGTATGTGGATGAAGACGGGCAACATAGCAATTGAATATCAAAGCTATGGTAAACCCTCTGGTATCAAAGCAACTGAATCAGATTATTGGTTTCATAATCTTTGTATTGGAGACAATGAATATTGTACACTTGTTTTTAAGACTGATGTTCTTAGAACTATTGTTGATAAACTTGATACATTTAGAACTGTATCTGGTGGAGACCATAACGCAAGTCAAATGTACTTAGTTAATTTACAAAAGCTTTTTTCATCTGATGTGATTAAAGCATTTAAGGAGTTTGAAGATGGCAAAAAAGAAAACAGTTGATACAGTTGTAGAAGATATTTACTCTACTATTGCAGCCTTAACCAAAGGCCAGGATATAAAACTAACCGATAAAGACTTAAAAGTATTTGGTGAAGACATGGCTGATGCCTTAAAACAATGGGCAACACCACGAGGTGCAGATAAAATTAATGTTAATACTCTTCGTATGTCTAACATCGGTAAACCTCAACGACAGTTGTGGTATGACATGAACTTAAAGAAAGAAGGAATCACTGAGTTTGAACCTAGTACTTTGATTAAGTTTTTATATGGACACTTATTAGAAGTATTGGTTTTATTTTTCGTTAAACTATCTGGGCATAAGTTAGACTCACAACAAAAAGAAGTATCAGTTAGTGGTATCAAAGGTCACATGGACTGTAAGATAGATGGTGAAGTAGTAGATGTAAAGACTGCTTCTGGTTTTGCTTTTAAAAAGTTTAAAGATGGTACGCTTGTAGAGTCAGATACCTTTGGATACTTAGCACAACTTGCGGGTTATGAAGAAGCAGAACAAACATCTAAAGGTGGGTTCTTAGTTTTAAATAAAGAATCCGGAGAGCTAACTTTATTTAAACCAGAAGAGTTAGATAAACCTAACATCAAAGATAAAATTAAAACAGTCAAGAAAATTATTAAAAGAAAAACACCACCTATCTTTTGTTATGACCCTGTTCCAGAAGGTAAGAGTGGTAATATGAAACTTGCAAGAGAATGTAATTGGTGTCCTTACAAACATGAGTGTCATAAAGAATCAAATGATGGTCAAGGCTTACGAGTTTTTGAATATGCTAAAGGGCCAGTTTACTTTACTGATGTACAGAAAGTTCCAAACGTTCAGGAGATACTATGAATGGTAGAAAAGCAAAAGCAATTAGAAAAAAATCTTTAGTCTTATTAGTTGATTGGGTTAAGACTTTAATCCCAGAAGAAGAAGCAAACAAACTTACATTACAACAAGCTTATGATTTAGTTCCAAAAGATACTCATGTTTTTGCCAATGGTAAATTTATGTTATCATCATTTTCTTTGAAATGGATTATTCAAAAAATTAAAAAATTAATTAAAACTAAAAACTTAAACGACATAACTGTCAAGGACTTAACAAATGAAATCTGATTTAGAAAAAGCAATCATAGCTATGGGTGAAGTATTAAAAGAAGAAGGTGAATCACTAGATGGTTTTGATAACCAAACACTACAAGACTTATCAACCTTGTTAGCTGCACATGTTGAAGACAAACTAGATAGGGTAGTTCACTAATGCCTAAGAGAGTGCCAAGAAAACCTAGACCTAAAAAGGTTAATGTTCCTAAAGGCTATGATAGTACATGGGAATACAATATACACCAAACAATTTTAAAAGATTGGGCACATCACTTTGAAGCTATCAAATATATTATTGATAAAAAATATGAGGTAGACTTTGTTAAAACATTTCAAGATAAAACTATTTTACTAGAAGCTAAAGGCCGGTTCTGGGACCATGCTGAGTACAGTAAATATGTTTGGATTAGAAAAGCTTTACCAGAACATATGGAGTTAGTCTTTTTATTTCAAAAACCTTTTTCTCCTATGCCTGGAGCTACCATTAGGAAAGATGGAACAAAACGTACCCATGCTGAATGGGCTGAAACAAATAACTTTAGATGGTACAGTGAAGATACTTTACCTAATGATTGGAGAAATGATGAGCTATAAATTTAATGAAGGACATTCAATACAAGAACTTAAAGGATACATTGATGGTACATACAATGAGCACTATGCTTCTGATAAGTATCAAGCAACGGATATAATTATTGACTCCGGACATGGTGAAGGTTTTTGTATTGGAAACATTATGAAGTATGCTAAACGCTATGGAAATAAAGATGGTAAAAACAAAAAAGATTTATTAAAAATATTACACTATGGTATAATTATGTTAGACATACACGATAAGGAAACAAAAAATGATTGAAGATAAAGTAGGTATCAAGGAATATCTTGGTATAAAAATTAATTATAGTAATGAAAAACTATTAGATAAGTTTAGTCTTGACACACTCAAGGATAGATATTTATGGGAGAATGAAACACATGCACAAGAAGCATTCGCAAGAGCATCCGTCTTCGGGGCGACCTACAAAGGTCACACAGATTTTGAATTGGCTCAAAGACTTTACCACTACAGTTCCAATTGTTGGTTCATGTTTAGCACTCCTATACTTAGTAACGGGGGAACAAGTCGTGGGCTTCCTATTAGCTGTTTCCTCAATTATGTACCTGATAGTCGTGATGGGTTATCTGCTCATTATGACGAGAATATATGGTTGGCGAGTTCGGGTGGAGGTATTGGTGGATATTGGGGAGATATTAGAAGTAACGGTATTTCTACTACTCACGGTAGTAAGTCTACTGGTTCAATCCCCTTTATGCATGTCGTAGATTCTCAGATGTTAGCCTTTAACCAAGGCACTACAAGACGTGGAAGCTATGCAGCTTACATGGATATATCTCATCCGGAGATTGAAGAGTTCATTAACATGCGTAAAGAATCTGGTGGTGATATCAATCGTAAGAATCTTAATCTTCACAATGGTATTAACATTACCAATGAGTTCTTGAAAGCTGTTGAAGAAGATGCAGACTTTAGATTAATTGACCCTAAGACTCATGAGCCTACTAAGATTGTAAATGCTAGAGACTTATGGTGGCAGATTATTAATGCTAGAGCAGAGACAGGTGAGCCTTACATGGTTAATATAGATACTTGTAATAAAGCATTACCCAAACAACAAAAAGATTTAGGATTAGAAATTAAACAGAGCAATCTATGTTCTGAGATTACTCTTCCTACTAACGAAGAACGAACAGCAGTGTGTTGTTTGTCTTCAGTAAACTTAGAATACTTTGATGAGTGGAGTGAGAATCCTTTGTTCATTGATGATTTAATTACCATGCTTGACAACGTACTACAACATTATATTGATAACGCTGTCGATACAAATAACTTAGGAGAATATAATGCAAACTTTAAAAGGTTTCAAAAACACATTAAGCCAGGTAAAGAGGGCTTTACTAAATCTGCCTACTCGGCTTATAGAGAAAGGTCGTTGGGTCTCGGTGCAATGGGATTCCATTCGTATCTCCAATCACGCAGCCTTCCATTTGAGGGTATCTTTGCTACGGGCTTTAATTACAAAGCATTTAAACACATTAAAAGACATTCGCTTAGAGCAACTGAACGACTTGCTGATGAACGTGGTGAGTCACCTGATATCAGTGGTAGTGGTAGGCGTAATGCTCATCTACTCGCTGTTGCTCCTAATGCTTCTTCTAGTATCATATGTGGTGGGACATCTCCTTCGATTGAGCCATATCGTGCTAACGTTTATACGCACAAAACTCTCAGTGGTTCGTTCCAAGTTAAGAACAAATACTTAGAAGAAGTATTACAAGATAAAGGATTAAAGAAAGATGAGCTTACTGCATTGTGGAAAGACATTGCAGGTAAAGAAGGTTCAGTTCAACACTTAGATATTCTTACTGACGATGAAAAAGAAATATTTAAAACTGCTAATGAGATAGACCAAATATGGATTATAGAACATGCTGCTAAACGACAAGAGTTTATTTGTCAAGCACAGTCAGTTAATCTTTTCTTTACTATACCTACAGCTACAGAGCCCCAAGAAGTACATGATGAGTACATGCAGTATGTTAATGATGTACACTGGTATGGTATGAACAAACTTAAATCTTTATATTACTTTAGAACTAATGCTGCTCGTAATGCAGAGAACGTAAACACTAAAGTTCAGCGTATAAAATTAGACGATGCTGAATGTATCGCATGTGAGGGATAAATGAAACAATCAGAATTTGAAAATGTATTTAGTCAGAAGTTTTCTGGCTTTACTAGTAGAATGTGGTTAGATTATTGTGATGAACATAAAGACCCATTCTCAAAAACAAAAGATTACGCAGGATACGTAATTGAAAATTTTAAATATTTAGTTAAGAAATTTAACGAGGAGAACAG